CTACGCCAGATACTGTATAATGAGTTGTCAAAGTTTTGACAGTTTCAGTTCCTGTAGATGATCTAATTATTACCTGTAAATCTGTGTTCGCAAATATCTTAAATGTGTAGGCAAAAGCTGTTGTGCTTCCATTACCTGAATATGAATTTTTTACTGTAGTTGAAGATATTGTCATATTAGAAACCTTTAAATGTTGATGATGGTTTAGTCAATAAAAAATCTTGGTTGTAATCTTTCTTCATTCTTCTTTCTAATCGTCTCAAAGTACCAGGAGACATTGTTTCCATAATTTGATACCCAATTAAATAGTCAAAAGCTGTTTTTAAATAAAACAAGTTTAAAAAAGGTATACTTGAACTAACAGCTCTATATGCTGTTCTTCCTGCTTTACCACCTTCACCTCTTATACCATATTTGATTGCTTGAACAAGATCAAAAGCAGTTAAAGGAACTGGTCCTGCAATACTACCAATAATATCACCTCCTGATCTTGTTTCATTAAATAAAACATCTCCATATATACCAAGACCACCACCTTGCAAAAAAGCTGCCATAACAGATTTTAATTTTGTTGGATCTCTTGGTGATCTGCCTTTTATTAAATCTTTGATAGTCATTGACAAATAACCTAATAATCCAGATGTAACAATTATAGCAGTTAATCCAACTATACCTCTTGATATATCTTTATTTGGTCCTTTAAAATAATCTATTTCTCTACCTAATGTTTTTTGCACAATAGATAATGGAAATGCTTTAAATTGACCAAAAAATCTAATTGCTTCACCCATACCTGTGCCACCTAAATAACCTTGTGTTAATGTAGCTCTAACTCTAGCATCAGGTTCAATAACAGCATAAATTGATCTATCTAACAACATACCAGAAACAGATGCTTTGAATTTATCTTTTTCTATTAATATTTCTCTTTTACTTAAAGTGTCTAATCCTGTAATTTTTTTTATATCTGCATCTGATATTTGATCTAATAAACCTATGTTAATAAATTCTGTTCCATCATCTGCTTTTTGCATTGCAGTTTTTCTTATAATATTCCATTTAGTAGAATTAATATTGTAAACACTAAACAAACTTTGTAGTTGAGGATTTAATTGATTAAATGTTAAATTTTTTTGTTTAGCAAAATAGTTTGCCATACCTAACATTGAACCCTCTTTTAGTGTGTTAGTCCACCAAGATAATAAATTTACTTTAAAAAAAAATCTTTGAGTTTTAGTAAAACCTTTACTTAAATTGTCTCCTACTTGGTATCTTCCAGCAACATCATAAATAAGATTATCACCTATAAAACCTAAACCTTCAGCAATATCTTTTTTTTGTTGTGTGTTTTTTATTCTTGCTAAACTACTTAATGCCTCAAACATACCTCCTAAAAATGTTCTACCTTGGTATCTCATTTCTGAACCATATAAACCTATATCAGCAGCAGCAGAAACTGTAGCACCTCCTAATTTTGCCATAGATGCTATAGCTCTTGTTATTGCAGAATATTTAGCAACACCAAAATTTTCTACTGTAAAAATAGAACCATCTACAACTCTTAAATATTTATCAAATTTAGTTTCACTTGCTAAATCTTGTGTACTTCTACCAAGTTTATTTAATCTATTTCCTACAGCTTTTTTTATTTTATTAAAATTATCTTGAGGTTTTGTGCCTAAAGTATCCATAATACCAATATTTCTTCCAGCAGTTTGTAGTCCAGAAAAAAAAGATTCTTTTAAATTACCTACACCAAATTGATCATTATAATCAAACCAATCGTCAGCAGTTTTAAAATGTAAAACTCTTTTTGCAGATAGACCTGCTGCTTTTGCAACATCTGTACCTCTAGCAGTTGATCTGCTACCATAAGTAAAATCTGCACCATCAGATTTTAAATATTGATTTCTTACAAGTGAATTGTAAACAAATTGCATAAATTCTTCTTGATCTTCTACACCTGCAAAAGTTCTTTCTTGATCTAATTTTTCCATTACAAAATCTCTCCATGCTTTGTAATTTCTATTATAATTAATATCTTGTTTTGTTTTTATATTAGGATCTACACCATCATCCATATCTTCTAATTTTTTGCCTAATACTTTTGCAGCATCTCTAACTAAATAAGGATCGTGTGATTGTCTAACTATATAACCCCACAGTTTTCCAATATTTGCACCTCTATCATTTAATTTTATTCTAATCATTTCAGAGTATGATTCTAAAACTTCTGCTAATCTTATTATATCTGGATTTGTTTCTGTAACAGGAGGTCTCATACCAAGTTGTTCTTCCATACCTGTTTTTTTTTGATTTAACTCATACATTGTTCTAACAACTCTTCTTTGAGTTTCTTTATCCATTTTATCAAATAATTTTAAAACTTTTTGGTTTTTTAGTTTTTGATTAAACCCTGCAATAAGTTGATTTACACTTGCTTGTTGTTGTGTAGCAACAGAAGCTCTGGCACCAGCGACTCTTCTATTTGTTCCGACCAAAATAGAAACTAAACCTTCTGCTGGATCATCATTAAAGTTATCAAATATATATTCAACATATTTTCTACCTTTAATTTCGTTTTCTATAGCATTTCTTTTATTAATTTTTTTTTGTAATTTTATTTGTTCAGAAACTTCTTGAGAAATTTTATCTACATTTATTTCATCAATAGATGAAATCTTTTGTTCAGCTTGTGCAATTTTAATTTGATTAATAATTTCATCTTTTCTAACTGATCTTATTGATGATTTGGAAAGTAACGCTTCAACTCTTGCTAAACATTTTTTTGTCATAATTATCTTCCATTAACGCAGTTTATGCCATCTTTTATAATTTCATCTATTTCATCTGATCTTTCATTTACTTGATCTAATTCATCTTTACTTGATTTTACTTCAACATCATCATCTATTTCTATTTGTCTTGCTTTTTGGTTTTCTTTAATAGCATCTAATCTTACTTGTAAATTATTTATTTCAACATCAACATCTGAACTATTTTTATTAACAACATTTTGTTCTACATTATTAAGTTCTATTTGATCTGCTGTAGAATCTATTTTTTGTCTTACTTGTGATGTGGATGCAGAATCTACCGAATTTTTTAAAATAGGATCAGCACTAGCAACAGGTGATACATCTACAGGTTTTTCTAACAACAAATCATTTAAAGATTTTTCTAATAATGTTTTTCTTGTTTGAGGATTTGTTTTTTCTAAATCTCGCATTATTCTTCCATTTTCAGGATAGTATTCTTTGTATAAATTTAATTCTTGATCAGGTGTACCAGCTTCTTTTATTCTTGTTTTAAATTTTCTAGCTGTGTTTAAATCTTTTAATTTACCAGCACCTACATGAAGTCCACCACCAAGTATAGTTCCAAATGTTATATTTAATAAACTATCTGCTAAACCATAATCAGCTTGTACTTCTTTTGCTACACCATAAACTATAGGTTCTACAACAGCAGCACCAACAGCACCTTCTGTAACACCTCTTGCTAATCTTGCTCTAGTAAAACCTTGTCGTGCAACAAGTCCTGCAAATCTTGCTTGACCAAAGACAGGTATAAAAGATGCAGCAATATTTATAGGATCAAAAAGAGATACCCCTAATCCTGTAGCAAACTTTAATGCACCTACACCAAAACCTTTTGGTCCTCTTTCAATAACGCTTTGCCTAGCTCTTTCATCTTTTTTTTCTTCAACCATTATGTCTACAACAGATTGAAACTCATCTTCTTTAAAAAATAAACCAAGATCAGAATATTCTTTATTTAGCTCATCTCTTGATACACGAACTTGATTATCTTCAAGAGCTTGTGATCTTGCAGATTGCATATCATAATATGTTCCAATAGATGATAAAGGGTTAAAGTTCCAGTTATCAGCAGCTACAGCACTTAAAGTTTCTCCTAGTCTTGTAGAATATTGATCGTAACCAAACTTTGCTGCGGTTTCATTTATATTTAATCCAAATCCTAATTGTGCCATTATCTTGTTCTTGTAAATTTAACTTGTTTATTATCTTCTTGTTTTTCTATTGATTCAGGAAAATTACGATACAATCCTCTTGGTTGTAGTTTTTCAGATTTAGTTCTTATATCTAAATCCATATCTTTATCTGTTCCTGGAATTGTTAAAGATGTGTCATCAAAAGTAAAAGATAAATATTCTCCTTGTTGATTTTTTACAGGACCAAAAGAACCATCATTAAATACGATTCCATAAATTAAACCTGTGCCATCTGCTGTATTTCTCCATTCACCAAAATTTTTAAGTTGATCAAGCATAGCTTCGTTAAGTTGTATATCTGTTACATCTTCATCTATGGATTCAAAAGCTACCGCATCAAAATCTTCTACATAAAAATCTTTTATAAGATTTGCTTTTTCTACTACAAAATCAACATGACCTGAATTTAATGATTGACCATTGTAAACTAATGGTACAAAAAAAGTATCTTGTATTTCAAAAGCGTTATCAATTAACTTATAAGCATTTTTTTCTGCTGCACCTTGAGATACTCCTGCTACCATTTCATTTAAAGCATAATAACTTAATACATCTACAATATTATCCATTTTATCTAAAGCAACACTTGTATTAAATCTACTACCTCTCATTACAACATCTTCAAATTCACTTAAATTATCTCTAATACTTCTTCTTACATCATTAAAGGTAATGTTGTTATCTTTTGCATATTGTTTTAATCTTTTTTGCTCATCTTCAGAATCAAAACTTAAAAATCTTTCTGTAAGTTTTGGATTATTAAAAAAAGAAGAAAGTTCAGCAGTAACAGGTAAACCTGCATTTGTTAATTGTAACATAGCATTTGAATTATAATCACCAAACTCTGCGTCTAAATTTTGCAACATTGCTACACGCATATTTTGATCGCCATTTACATATCTTTCAACAAAATCAGTTGCTTCAGAATTTGACATAACTTTTATTTGATAAGGTGGTTGTCCCATATTTAATTGAGTTTCAACATATACTTCTGTTAATGCTTTTTTCTTTTGTAATCTTAAATCTGGATTATTTTCATTTTGCAGTTCATCACTTAAAATTTTTATATTATCATTAGTAGCGTTTAAAAAAAATACAGGATCACTAGCCATTGCTTCATTTCTAGCATTTACCGCTTCTGTAAGTATTTTTTTTTCTTTTTGAAACTCAATAAAAGTTTTACTTTGTTCTCTTTTTGAAAGCATATTATCTAAAGTTTCTGATAAATCTTTATTAGATATTGTGTTTAAAATTTTTACATCAGCAACAGTGTCTTTTACATTATTATATTCTTTCATCATTGTATTGAATGTTTTTGGTGGTAAAATTTCTTTTGCAAAATTTATATCAAAATCAACATCTTTACCAAATGCAGCAGCAGCAACAAGATTTTTATATTCATCTTTTATTTCAGGAATTAAAATACTTTTAGTTTCATTGATAAGAGAAATTCTTGTTTGTAAAGGAATATCTTGAAATTTATCTTTATTCATTAAATCTGAATATGCTTGTCTTGGCTTTGAACTTATTAATTGACTCACTTCGTATACTTGTATTTCACCTGGTATACCTTGAATTAATTTATTATATTCATCTACATCAATTCTACCTTTGTAATTCTGTTCATACAATAATTCTAAATCTGTTTGAATAGTATTTAATGCTAATGGATTATCATTTACATACGCTTCTGTAAGTAATCTATTTTTTTTAACATTAACTTCATTATCTAATGTTTGAATTATATTAGTTGAAACTCTATTATTTACTTTAAATATTCCTTTTTGTATTTCTGCTAAAAAATTATTATCAAAAGTATTTTTAACTGCATTATTAGATGCTAAGTTAGAATATTTTTCTTGAATAATTTTAGATTTGTTTTGAACAATATTAAATGCTTGATCTTTATTATCTAATCTACCAGCTTCTTCAAATACATCTGTAAGTTCTAATAATGCCTTATTTTCTAATGATAATGCTTCAGATTTATTTTCTAAATTTTTTTCATTAACTGCGTGTTGTGTTACAGCTTTTGTAACTGGTGCTAAAGCAGTACCAATAGTTTGTGTTAAAGGTATTTGAGTTCTTGTTTGAATTGATGGAGCTTCGGCAGTTGGTCTAGCTTCTGTTGTAAATGTAGGTATTTTTGGCATTAAAAACTATATCCTCCACCATAAGTTTGTAATCCACCTGTAAAGGTATCTGATTTAGGTATTGAACCAAAATTACTCATTCCTAAAAGACTTGTACCTGTTGATGCAAGTGTTCCTATCTGTGCAAGTCTAGCAGATTGTCTTGCAATGTTACCTTGTATTCTTGCAAAATTAGCAGATTCTATTTTTCTTGATTGTGCAACTTTAGAATTATAACTTATTATTTGTCTTTGTAATTCTGCTTCTCTAGCATTAGATGCAGCTATTTTATATGCAGTTCCACTACCAGCAACTACACCAGATTTTGCTAAAGCAACTTTAGTTGTTCCTTCTATCTTTCTAAAATTTTTATCAAATCTTGCTATATCAAATTCAGATTGTTTTTCTATTAATGCAGCTTCTTGTTCTGCAACTTGAGCATTACGATTAGCAACAGCTTGATTGTATTTACCAATCGCACCTTGTTGTTGATATTGTGCTGCACCTATTGCACCGACTACTGCCATCTGCCAACTCATTAAAATATCCTCGCATATCTGTATTGGTCTGAACCATCAAATCCATAGTGTTTCATTAATCCCTCGTTCTTTAATCCTAACCACTCTGCAAATCTTATACCTTTGTCAAAGTCTGATCTTACAGCAGTTTGAACTCTTTTAATATTATACTTTCTTGCAACCTTAGCAAAATCTTTCTTGATTGCTTTTGCTACACCAATAGGATGTTGCCAAACATCTTGTGTTGCAATAACCCAACCTTCTGCAACCTGACCCCAAATCATTTTCATACCAGCAGCAAAGATAGGTTTGTTATTTACTAATCCTGTAAAAGCTAAGTGGTCTTGCACAAGGTTCATAGCATCTCCTTCATACTGTGCATCCTTATCCATAAGTTTATGATTCATTTGGCATGATAGTATAAATCTTCCATGTTCAGCAGTGTAAGGTACTATATATAGCATATTATCCATCATTTGTAGTTAATCTTGGGTATAACGATAAAATTGTAAAAGGTAAAGGTTGAGTTTGTCTAACAAAGATAAAACCATCTGTTTCATAGTTTCCTCTAAACTCTACCTC